CGCTTGCTACTCAATGCCAACCCTTTCTTAACCAGTGTGACCATGCGTTACACGCATTGCCATCATATCTATGATCTATGTACTTAAGCCCATAGTCTATCTGTTGTTTAGGGCTCTTGTCATAGATGATTGGGTTCTTAATCTGAGGTATGCCATAAGTCTGGTTAGTACCATTTAAGTTACCTATTGCATAAGGGTTAAAGGCTGACTCTTTTCCATATAACTTAATTAAGCAAAGAGCTTCTTTCTTAGGTAATGCAATTCGTATATATTGTTTAGGTTCAATGGCATCTATTGAGCCACTACTTGCATGACTCATTGGAATGCATAGAGATATCCCAATAACGTAGGCTACCGAGCGAGCTATCCGCGAAGCGGCTCGCTCTGAGCCCTTGAAGGCTCTAGCCGTTAGAGTACCAGCCCTGTCAAGCATGTGTATAAGTTGGGAGTGTCGTAAGCGTAGTTTAATGTTTTGTACCATAGTTATCCACAGCTGTGCATATCTCTTGTGATAGTTCATAGGGAACTCTAGACCTTTCCTTTGCGCCCTTTAGCCCTTGAGTGCCTGTGCGTGATCCTCTTGGTGCAGCTTCATGGCAATCCATACCAGCCTTGCAAGCTTCACGATGTACCCAGCCTTTAACTGAGCCCCACAGGTCAGTTGGTTTCATGCGTGTGTCACCATAAGCGCAATAGGTAACAGTCCTGCGCTCTAAGCCTTGAACTACTGGCAAAGTTCTAAGCATGCCTCTAGGGTTCTCCATTAGCCAAGCTTTAGGCTTTAGGCTGTCAATTAGATTTAATGTATAGGCAACCAATAGCTGATTAAAGCTTGCAGCTGTTGTCTTAGGAGTTTTATCTATATTCCAATGATGACCAATGCTGGCAACGCTAAACGCTGTGCATGGTGGGCTAGCCCAGATGAAGTCAGGCTGACCATATTTAGCAATAAGCCCCTCAGCTGTGAGTGTCATAATATCTCGCTCATGAGCATCGAAGTATTCGTCTAGCTCAACCTTGATAACTGTGTGACCTGCATCTTTAAAGGCTTGAGTACTTGAACCTGTGCCTGAGAAGAAGTCGAATACTAGGAGCTTATTTGTCTGTGCTGTAGAAGCCTGAGCCTCTAAAATGAACTGCTGGGACACTTGAATATACCTTTCGCATGGACTCCCCACAGAATGGGCAATCAAGATCGTGAGGCTCGGCTATCGAGAACTCTTGGTCATATCTGCTATTAGATTGGCATTGTTCGTTGTTGCACTCGAACTCATAGATAGGCATTACTTACACGTCCTGCATGGCACATTGACCAACTTCCATGATCCGCATTGTGCGCATCTCTCAGGTTCAAGTTTATCAGAATCGGTCTGAATATCACCGTAACCTGCTTTAAGCAATAGTTGAACCAAGTCACCAAACCGCATGAATGCTAGATACTCGGAAGCATCTTCACCTTGACCATTCATACGACACACCACGAACGGCAACTCATTGGAAGCTGCGACTCTCTTGGTGGCTTGGCGCAACCATGCTAGGGGCTGAAAGTCTGTCCTAGCTTTTACTTCAACGTCGAACGGGACGTTTAAGCAATCTTTACCAGCCCCTCGACCAACGCTTGCGCTTCTCCACCATTGCGAGAGATAGGCTGCAACCACCCGCTCGGTACGAAAGCCTCGGTCTTTTCTGTGTCGTGTCATGCACGTCCAGCAGAATTAACAGTCCCGCAATCAACACAAGTCCATTCGTGTTTTAGATAACGTTCACGGATTTGATTACGATTGGGAAACTTATTGCATAACTGACAGATTAACTGGTAGCCCAGTTCTTCGAGCAGCTTAGCGTTCTCTCTTAAATTGGCTTCTTGTTCTTCATTAGGGAATGACTCCCATTCACCATCTTGATTGAGGAATTGAATGTGTCCCATCAGTTATCCCTCGGCTTCCATGATCCATCAGGTGCAATGCTGTACCAAACAGGGTCGCAATAGTTAGAAGTCCCGTGAGGTGGGTTGCACTTCCACATTCCCCAAGGCTTACCTGCTTTGCTCGTTCCAGTTTTCCAGACACGCGCACCATGAGAACAAGTCTCTTCTGGAGCTGTGCCACCAAGGACAGCCTTGACCGTCTCGACTGCTTGCTCCATAGTCTGAACTGGTGCTGCTTCCCATTGTGTCCACGGATCATCTGCCTTTGCTACTGGTACATATTCCTTTGAAGTGTCTGCCATCTTAGCCTTTACCTGCTCGATGTTAGCTTTTACCTCAGTTGCCTTAGCAACCTTGGTCATTTCTTCACGCGAAGCGCGCTTGCCCTTGGTTGCATAGCCTGCATTGGCTAGTGATCTGCCGAGGCTACTGGTCTCACAGTTTTCTAGTGCTGAGGTGCTGTTCACGCCACGACCTTGCACAGTTTCTTCTGCTAGTCCTGTAGCCCATGGTTGAACGTCAGCTGAGTCTCTGTAAATAGCACTCCAGACAATGTACTGAGTAGGAGTATTGACAATCAGCTTTGTTTCAATGCGACCTTCTGGGTGGTCTTTCCAGAACTTAGCAAGGCGTTCTTCTACTGTCTCGTAATCATCTAGATTAAACATAAAGGTCATTCTCCTCGGTGTGTAGTTGCCCTGCTATTGCAAAATACGCTGCGCCGTCGATGTAATTGTCTGGCTTTGCAGTCTCCATGCTTCTTGCGATTTTGACCAGTGCCAAACACATCGCCACCTGATAATCCGTAACTGGCATTTCGAGGTATGCGCTCCAGAGTGAGGCCGTGCGTTGCATATTGTCTGAAGGGTGACCGTAATCAAGTCCTCGGTCTTGGATAGTAGCTCTCGCTTCATTGAGGTAGTCTCTAGCATTCATTGACCCACCTGCTGTAGCTGCTTCTCGTAGTACTTGCGTACTGCCTTACGTCCTGCGACATATCCGTTAGCGTAGCCAGAGCGATTGCCTAGCCAGAACGCAAAGCAGATAAGTCCGAAAACTATGATCTGTCCTACTGTCATGATTGAGCCCTTCTGTTGTTGGTAAGACCAACTTTAGGGCATACGGGCGAAACAACCACCATTCTTTGATAACGAAACGATAACGATTTCGTCCACAGTTTCGTCTCCGAAGTCTGGTCTAGCGAACCCTTCCATAGACCTTGCCCTGCACAATGAACGTGCCGTTCTTCTCAATGTGGATAATGTCCACCTGCACGTTAGATCCCTTGACGTACATGATGGCAAAAGCCTGTTGCCAATTAGCCGTTCCCTTGGTGTATGAGGCTTGCTTGAAGTCCATGAGATTACCTACCTCAACTCCGTGTAGAACACGCCCTAAACGCCCTCCAGAGGCTTCTGAGAAGGCACTACGCCCTGCTCTGTGAGTGTGACCTGAGATAACGTTCTTGCCATGCCTACGGGCTGCTTCAAGGGCTGAGAGCCCGCCTAGGTTCTTGATGGGCGTATGGTCACCATGGACTGCAATCCAGTTAGGAGCGATAGCCATTGGGTTCTTGTGGAAGGTAATGCCAAGCTCGTCGAACTTCATGAACTTCTCGAAGCGCAGCTCTGGCAAGGATAAAAATGACGGAATCTTCTTCATAATTACGTTGTAAAGACGGTCTGTGTGGTTAGATCTAATGCAATCGGTTACACCTAACTCCCATAGGAGATTAACGCAGCGGTCTCGGTCATCACCAAGGCTCTGCTCATAGGCTTGAGGTGTGCCTTCTGACCACTTACTAATAGTCTGGAAGTCAATCTCGTCGCCGATGGTAACTGTCTGGTCTGGCTTAAAGGTCTTAAGAAATCGTGCTATGTTCTGAGTTACATGCACGTCCTCGAAAGGAACTTGCAGGTCGCTCAGGATTACGATCTTCTTCATTTAATCCTCGTCGTCGTCCTCATAGGGGATATTATCGATGCGATTAGGCAGGTTAGGAATTATCCAGTCCGGAAAGGTTTCACGGTCAGCAAGAATCCAGAAGGCGTGAGTCTCTGTGAATCCTGCTTTGCGTAGTGACTTGTAGTATTCATTCAGCGCAATGCAGTAAGCATCAAGAGCTGAATAAGTATCTAAGTCTATGACTGGTCGCTTTCTTGCCATGACTTTATTATCGATCTAAGAGTATGTTGTAAATCTCATCGACACGCGAATTAAGTCGCTTAATTTCAGACAGTAAATGAGTAATGACGTACCCCGCCAAGCCCCCGATAATGCCAAGGCTTGCAAAGTAAAGGGTAAAGAAACTTTCCTGCGTCACTCTTTATGATCCACAGCATCGACGGCAGCTTCTACCGCATCAGCAACAATGTCACCAACTGCCTTCTTGGCGCGATAAGCCTTGAGAGCTGCGCGGATTGCTGGAATACAGGCAATGCCTACTCCTGCGATTATGAGTTCTTTCATTACTTGCCTCCTAGCATTGGGATATTAAAGAACGAGCCATCTGTATCGCCCGCTTTGGTAAAGCTGACATGGCAATGATGATTGTGCTTATTAATCCCATCGTAAGGACGCCAAGCCCAAGCCTTTTTGGAAGACGATATTCTTCCGTTGAAGATGACATAAGAGATTCTCTTATCGCCAGATTTAGCACAGAGTCGTATCTGATCTGCAAGGTCAGGCATGAGGTCTGGCTTAGCCTTTCCAGATAAATCCCTGTCAATATCAATCGCTCGGACGATACCCGCTGCATCAGGATTGTGGTCAGAAGGACGTGCCGAATGACGAGTGTCGCCAATCCAGCCGTCTGAGGTGCGATCTCTATCTGGGTAACTATCATCGAATTGCTCCCGAAGTTGTTGCCCAGCTTTGCATAGGACTGGCTTCATGCCAGTAATAGCTTCGCTTCGTCTGCTGTGATCCCTAGCTTTTCAAGAAGCGCAGCCTTAGCAGTAGCAGCGGCTTCTGCCTGTGCTTCTTCTTCTGCCTTCTTCTCAGCTGCTAACTCTGCCTGATAAGCAAGTTCAGCAACCTCAGCGTCTGTGAGTTCAATGATTGACTCAACGCCTGTTTCGCAGTTGATTTCGATTCGTGTTGGGTTAGGCATTTTTTACTCCATATAGGTAGGCGGTTGAGTATTGGGCAAAAGCGGTTGCAGAGGTAATGATTGTCACTTGATTAACTGCGGCTGTGTTATTCCATAAGCCAGCCGATAAAACAACATAAGCCGTAGTTGCGTTGTTTTCTTGCACACCATCAAACGAAACTGATTTAGCAGTTGAGGCAGCATAATTAGGAATATAAACATCTATGTTTGCAAAAGTGCTAGCAGTAGCTCCTGCTCCATCATGAAGCCAAGCATAGATTAAGGTATCTGTTGTTCCTGCCGATGAAGAAGCAGCCGCGCCGTTGCCCTTTAATTGTCTCCATGTGTAATTTGTTGTAGCACCATTAAGGCGGATACCGCCGTCAATAGCAGCCCCCGCGTTTGTATCTCGCAAAGATAACTTCAAGCAAAGGTCTGTGTACGTGCTAGGAATACTTGTAAAGTCAATAGAAGAAGCCCCACCAGAGCCCACAGTAGAAGAAGCGATAAGTTCAAAAGTATTTGCCATTATGCCGCCGCGATTCCGTATAGGGTAAATGAACTTCCAACGTCAAACGTGCCTACGCTAGAGCGCAACTCGATTGCGTTGATTGCCGAAGTGCTACGCCAAAGTCCTACATTCGCAAAGGTTTCAACAGCCGTTGAGTTACCTCGTCCAATAATTGTTTTATAGGTAGCAGCGTTAGAGTAGTTCTGAA